ATAAATTTTCTCATCAGATCATGGATGATCTTGGAATAGAACCTTTATTTAAACCTCAAGATATAACTTTACATTAATTTTTTTAAAAAATGCCAAATATAGTTATACCTTACAAGCCAAGAGCTTTGCAGAAGATATTACATAAGGAAATAGATAAGCATAGGTTTAGTGTTTGTGTTCTACATCGTAGAGCAGGTAAAACAGTCATGTGCATAAATCATATGCTCAAGGCAGCTTTAACTAACAAGCTACTTAACCCCAGATATGCCTTTATATCGCCCTACAGGCTACAAGGAAAGGCAACAGCATGGGATTACATCAAACAGTTCGCAGGTAAAATTCCTGGCACTAAATTCAATGAATCTGAGCTTAGATGTGATTTACCAAATGGTGCTAGGATAACAATTCTTGGAGCTGAGAATGACCAAGCGATAAGAGGTATTAGTTTAGATGGTTGTGTATTTGACGAAACACAATCTATTAAACCAACTATATTTCCAGAAGTCATAAGACCAGCTTTGGCAGACCGAAAAGGTTGGTGCATATTTATTGGGACTCCAAAAGGTCGTAATTCGTTTTATCAATTATACGAACAAGCTATCAGAAACAAAACTTGGTATGCTTGTACTTATAAAGCTAGTGAAACAGGAATTTTAGACGAAGAAGAATTACAAGCTGCAAGAGATGTAATGTCTAAGGACTTATACGAACAAGAATTTGAATGTTCGTTTCAAGCAGCAATAACAGGATCGTATTATGGAACTATAATAGAAGATTTAGTCAAAGAGGGTAGAATGGAGTCTTATCTTTATGATGAAGATTTAGATGTAGAAACCTGGTGGGATCTTGGCATGAATGACCAGACAGCGATCTGGTTTGTGCAAAAATATAAAAAAGAAATAAGATTAATTGATTACTATGAGAATACTGGTCAAGGACTTGATCATTATGCCGATATTTTAAAAAATAAAGGTTATGAATATAGCACTCATATTTTACCCCATGATGTTAAAGTCAGAGAGCTTGGCAATTATGGTAAAACAAGATTAGAAGCTTTATTAGAACTTGGGATTGTTGGAGAAGTAGCACCTAAGCTTAGTATTGAAGATGGTATAGAAGCTGTTAGAAAAAATTTAGTAAATTGCTGGTTTGACAAGGATAAGTGTGCAACAGGCATAGAATATTTAAAAGCCTACTCAAAAAAATGGGATGATAAGGCACAAGTTTTTAAATCTAAACCCATGCACTCTTATGCAAGTCATTGTGCTGATGCTTTAAGAACTGGAATTGTTGGGCAAGGAATAGAACTCTCAAATTGGAAAAAACAAGTTCCAATTAATACAAATTATATAGTTTAAAAGTTATGGCAAAAAAAATATCAGAATTAGAAGTTAAAAGTATAATTTCATCAGAAATAGACAACTCCATTGGATTTTTAGGTGGTGCGTTATCAGATTCTAGAAAAAAATCACTTGAATACTACATGGGTGATAAATTAGGTACTGAGCAAGATGGCAGATCACAAGTTGTAAGTACAGATGTATCTGACACAATTGAAACAATCTTGCCAAACCTTTTAAGAGTTTTTACATCATCAGATCAAGTGGTTAGATGCGAACCTGTTAAATCAGAAGATGTTCCATTAGCTGATCAAGTTACAAATTATATTAACTATATTTTTAACAAAGATAATAATGGTTTTAGTGTTTTATATACTTGGTTTAAAGATGCTCTTTTAGAAAAGAATGGTATTGTCAAAGTTTATTGGGATGATGCTCAGAAAGTTGAGCAAGAAACATACGAAAATTTAAGTGATTACGAATACGATTTATTAATGCTTGAGTCTGATGTTGAAGTTATATCAGAAGAAAAATTTGTAGATAATTATGCAGTTACAAAATTAGAGCAGTTAAAACAAGAAGCTGCACTTAATGGTCAAACAGTTGAAGATGTTCCTATACCTTATTTACATAATTGTATTATTAAAAGAACTAGAACTTCAGGTAAAGTTAAAATAGAAAATATACCACCTGAAGAATTTTTAATTCAAAGAACAGCTAAATCAATTGAAGATGCAAATTTTGTAGCTCATAGAGTTCAAAAAACTAGATCCGATTTAATTGAGATGGGTTATGACGAAGATATTGTTAATAGCTTACCTACATCAAATAATATTTTATATAACGATGAAAGTTTAATTAGAAATTCTGACATTGATGAAAGTCCAATGGAAACTTCTCCAGATGATAGTACATCTGAAATTGAAGTTTATGAATGTTATGTAAGAGTAGATATGGATGGCGATGGTGTTGCCGAACTTAGAAAAATAATTTGTGCAGGAACTGGTTATGTTATTTTAGATAATATGCCATGTGATTTTATTCCTTTTTGTTCACTAACTCCAATTCCAATGCCACACAGATTTTATGGTAGATCAGTTGCAGAATTAGTAGAGGATGTGCAGCTAGTTAAATCTACTGTTATGCGACAGTTATTAGATAATATGTATTTAACTAATAACAACAGAGTTGCAGTAATGGATGGAATGGTGAACCTGGATGATCTATTAACTAATAGACCAGGTGGTGTTGTAAGAACTAAACAACCACCAAGTCAAGTTATGATGCCAATGCAAAATCAAACTATTTCGCAACAGGCTTTTCCATTATTAGAATATTTAGATACAGTAAGAGAATCTAGAACTGGTGTTACAAGATACAATCAAGGTTTAGATTCTGATAGCTTAAATAAAACAGCAACTGGTGTTAATGCTTTGATGAGCCAATCTCAAATGAGAATGGAACTAATCGCTAGAGTATTTGCTGAAACTGGTGTTAAAGATTTATTTAAAAGAATTTTTGAACTTACTTGTAAGTATCAAGACAAAGAAAGAGTTGTAGAATTAAACAATCAATTCATTCCAGTAAAACCTACTGAATGGAGAAACAGATATAATATATCTATTACAGTTGGTTTAGGTACAGGTAGCTCAGATCAACAAATTATGATGTTGAATAATATTTTAGAAAGACAACTCCAGGCTTTCCAATTACAAGGTGGTCAAGAATACCCAATGGTAAGCTTGAAAAATATTTACAATAGTTTAGCAAAAATTATTGAAAATGCTGGTCTTAAAAATGTTGAAACTTATTTTGTTAATCCTGATCAAGGAAAAACAATGGTTCAACCTAAAGCACCACCACCACCAACACCAATTGAGAAAATAGAATTTACTAGAATTGCAAGTGAAGAAAAACGAAAATTTGCTGGTCTGGAATTACAACTAAGAGAAATTAAAAGCAGTAATGCTAAGATGCTTTTAGAAAACGAAATTAAAATGAAAGAACTTGAGCTTAAATATAATGCTCAAATAGATTCAGCTCAAATTAAGGCAGAAGCAGATTTAAATAAAATGCTAGTTGCTGAAAGTACAAAAGACTTTAGGGATGCACAACAATCACAACAAAAACTAGAACAACAGATTGAGTCATTAAATGGACAACCAGGAACAAGCAAAACTTCACCAGGAAGTAAGCCAATCCAACAAAGCTAAAACTTTATTAGACGATCCTTTATTAAAAGAGTCTTTTGATAAATTAAAAAATTTATATACAACAAGTTTATTAAATACTGGTGCTAACGAAGTTGATACTAGAGAAAAACTTTGGTTAGCTTATAATATTGTTGGTAAAGTAGAACAAAATTTACAAGAAGTTATGGACACAGGTAAATTAGCTTCCAAACAATTAGAAGAATTTAGAAAAAAAATAGAAAATAAAAAATTCTAAACAATCAAGTTTAGGATAAGTCAACCTCATAAGAGGAACTTAACTTAAAAAGGAAAAACAATGTCAGACAATCAAGGCAACCCACTTCAAGGATCTGAAACTGATTTGCAAAAAGCAACAAAAGCATTAGATGGTTTATTAAATCCAAAAGAAGAAGAAACTATTGGACAACAAGAACCACCTAAAGAAGAAATTAAACAAAATTCTCCTGAACCAGAAAATGTGGAATCTCAAGAAGATCAACCACAGGAACAGGAAATAAGTGAAGAAACTGAATCTGAAGAAGAAGAAGTTTCTGAACAAGATGTATCTCAAGACGAAGAACAGATTGATACTCAAGAGAAACTAGAAGATTCCACCTACAAGGTAAAAGTTGCAGGTCAAGAATTAGAAGTTACCCTTGATGAGTTGAGAAATGGTTACTCAAGAGATGCTGACTATAGACAAAAGACTGAAGAACTTTCTAATCAAAGAAAGAATTTTCAATCTGAGTCTGAAAAGCAAAGACTAAACTATTCTCAAAAACTTAATCAAGTTAATGAATTGATGTCTATGGCTCAACAACAACTAAACGCAGAAAAAAATTCTGTTGATTTAGAACAAATGTACGAAGATGATCCGACAGAAGCTATGAGGATTGAACATAGGCTTAGAAAGAAACAAGAAAAACTTGATTCTGCCAAAGCTAAAACTCAAGCTGAACAAAAAGTACAATTTGATACTTTCTTGCAAGAACAAAAACAATTACTGGAAAAGAAAATGCCAGAATTTACTGATCCTGCAAAAGTTTCAAGTTTAAAAGCTAATATGAAAAGCACACTTAACAATTATGGTTTTAACGACTCAGAAGTTGCTCAAGTGTACGATCATAGAATAGTAATGTTGGTTAATGATGCTATGAAGTATAGAAATTTGCAAAATTCAAAACCGAATTTAGCTAAAAAGATTTCTAAACCTGGCAAAGTATTTTCTTCTGGAGTCAAACAAGGCAAAAGTGAATCTAACTTAAAATTGAGGAGAGAAAAATTTAGTCGTCTAAAAAAATCTGGCAGTATGAAAGCTGCTCAAGATGTGTTTTTAGATATGATAACTAACAAATAACCTCAACAATAAGGATAAAAAACTATGGCAATCGTAGCAAATACATTCCAAACTTATGCAGCTATTGGTAATAGAGAAGATTTATCAGATATAATCTATAATATCTCTCCTACTGATACTCCTTTCATGAGTTCAATTGGAAAAGAAAAAGCATCTGGAACACTCCATGAGTGGCAAACTGATGCTCTAGCACAAGCAGCAACTAATGCTCAAGTAGAGGGTGATGAAATCACTTTCTTAGCAGTTAATCCAACTGTCAGAATCAATAACCAAACTCAGATTTCAAGAAAATCTGTAATTGTTTCTGGTACGCAAGATACTGTAAATAGTGCTGGAAGAAATAACGAACTAGCATACCAAATCTCAAAAAGTTCAAAAGAACTAAAAAGAGATATGGAAGTTGTTCTTACAAATAACCAATCAAAAGGTGCAGGTGGTGCAGCAGCAGCAAGAACTTTAGCTGGTCTGCCATCTTGGATTCAAGCTAACACTAGCAAAGCAGCAAATGGTGCTAATGGTGCAGTAGGTGGAGTTGATACTCCAGGCATACTTAGAACTGATGGAACTCAAAGAGCTTTCACAGAAGCACAATTAAAAGATGTTGTAAAACAATGCTGGGATAATGGTGGTGATCCATCAATGATCATGCTTGGTTCTTTCAACAAACAAAAACTATCAGGATTTACTGGTGGCTCTACTAAAATGACTTCAGCAGAGGACAAAAGACTTGTTGCTGCTATTGACATTTATGAGTCAGACTTTGGATCAATGACTGTTGTACCTAACAGATTCTCAAGAAATAGAGATTGTTTTGTACTGTCACCTGATATGTGGTGTGTTGCTTACTTAAGAGATTTCAAACTTATGGATCTTGCAGTAACTGGTGATGCACAGAAAAAAGCTATGTTAGCAGAATACACACTTGTTTCTAAAAACGAAAAAGCAAGTGGTGCTGTATTTGATTTAACAGCAGCTTAATCAAAACATTTATAAGAGGGGGTTTTATTACTCCCTCTTATTATTCAATTAATAATTTTGTTTTCTTTGAAGATTTAATAATCGGAACGAAGCAATACAAAAATAGGAAAATAACATGAGAACACTAAACGACTACTTTATAACATCTGCAATTCCAGATGTATCAACTGGATCATCAACTTTTGTTTGTGTACCAGATGGTGGAAGAATAATTAAAATTATTACACATAACAAAGCTACTACTACAGGAACAGCAGCTATCTCTTTTGAAATAGGTGGTGTTGCAGTTACTGGTGGAGCTATAAGTCATACAGCTTCTGGATCAGCAGGTAGAATAGCAACAGCAGAACCAACTGCTGCTAACAGAGTTGAAGAAGATGGAGCAATTGAATGTATCACTAATGGTGGTTCAACAAATACTTCTAAAATGGAAATAACTTTTGTTATCAGAAGATAATTACAATCTTTGTGGGGATCTTGTCTAGCGATACTTCCCCACAAATACCAAACTAAAGGAAATAAATTATGCCAATGGTAGGAAAAAAAAAGTTTTCATACAGTAAATCTGGAATGAAAAAAGCAAAAGCCTTTGCAAAGAAAAAAGGCAAAAAAGTAAAAAAAAGAAAATATTAAATATAAA